AGGGATTATGTGTCGAAATGTGGCGTGCCACTTTTTGACACCCCTAAAATTTGCGTTTAACACAAATTAATTTGCGCTACATTCACTATCATAGATGCCACACAAGGATTGCCCATGCCCGCAGCTGGTCTGCGTGGCATAGGTAATCCATTCTCTCTATCAACTCTACGACTTGAACTCCTTGATAAGGCATCGTATATCCTCCCTCATTTCGGCCATGAAGGTTTCCACCTTGCTAAGCCTTGTGTCGATTTCCTTCTTGTCCTTGTAGGCGGTGTCAAGTTCCCCGATGATTTCCTCACAGCGAAGAACCTTCTCCCGATGGGCATCCACCGAGGCCAGCACTTCCTCACTCTGTGACTTCACCGCCTTGACCTCCCGCAAGATTCCGTCCGCATCCGTGGAGAGGACGGTCTCTCCGGCATACGTCACGCAGGCGGTCTCGGGGATGGCATAGACATGGTTCCTTCCCTCCTGCTCGATGGTGACATCCACTAATCGGTTGATGTTGGATAACTGGCCCACCTTGGGCGGCTCGTTGTAGGGCACACCCACCCCGATAACCCTTACCTGCTGCACCTTCATAAGGCTCTTGTCAAGCAGGTAGACGGAATATCCTTGCTTTACTTCTCTGAATTGCATTTCTTCTTTCGTTTACGTTTGGATTTAGGAGGTGCGGTAGCCTCCATCTGAATGGATAACGCATCCGCACCTCCGTTAGTTCACGCTGTGGTGGTTGTTTTGAGCGCAGCGATCAACGTCTCGTTCTGCTTTAACTGCGACAACTCCAATCGTGCGTCATTGTAACGCTGCTGGAGATCTTGGTTCCAATGGCAGTTCAGCGTGTCGATGATTCTCTGTGTCGATGCCTGCTGGCCTTGCAGAATCTCGCAGGTCTGCTGCTGGGTGGCATAGCCGATGGACGAGAATCCCTGCTGCGTGATGTTGCCCATGTTGGTGAAACCCTGCTGCATCCCGAAACCCAAATGCGTGAGGTTGTTCTGAATGGCATTTACACCTCCGTTGATAGCGTTCGTGAGCGCACCCGTCTGCTGGCAGTTCGCCAACTGGTTCTGATAGCCCATCTCGAGGATGGCCGTCTTGGTCTGACAGCAACATTCCTGCAACTTGCTTACGATACTTGAATCACCGAGGTTCACCGCATTAATCACTCTCTCCGCGGAGAATCCAACCTGACCGGCTACCTTGTCGATACCCGCTCTGACGTCACACACGGCATTGTTCAGAGCGTTAAAGTCGCAGTTGAGCGTCTGCGCCAACTGACCGATGGCCGTAGCGTTGCCTCTGATGGCCTCCATGACGAGACCCGAATTTTGGTTGTCGGACAACTGCGAGCGGATGGCCGCAAGTTGGTTCTGCATCTCGATGTTCTGCTGGCCCTGGCCGTTTTCGTTACCCCAGACGGAACAACATCATAAACATGATATACGCGAAAGGTGAGTTTTGCCACTCGTTGTTTTGGTTCATCAGAGCCAGCATAGCGGGGTCACAACTCTTTTGGTTCATCATCGCTGCGAGGGCCAGCGAATTGTCTTGGGAAGGATGATTGTAACAATACACCTTCTCCGTCATTTTCTCATCTGCCATAACATTAAGTTTTAAGTCTCAACCAATATCGGTTGCATGGCAAATATCAGACTATTCCGCTTGTTCCTCCAATAACCTTTTGTGGACCGCTTGTAAGTTCGTTGTAAGTTCGTAACTCCTTCTATACTTGAATCCGTTCTTTAGCGAATTGACCCTCTGCTGGGAAAATCCAGTCACCTTGGAAACATACCTCTCCGAATACCCTTCCTCGATGAGGATATGCACCACCATGGCACGTGCCTCTACGTGGTCCTGGCGGTTCGATTTAAGGAAGTCCGTTTCCGTCATGCAGCAGACCTCCAGCACTATTTTCAATAATTTTTCGTATTCCATAAAACAAAATGCGCCCGATGAATGTTAATAATCCATCAGACGCATCGAATAACTTTTGTTATATGGCTTGTTTGATTAAAGTCGGTTGCTTCTACTCAACCGACTATTTTCAATAACTTTTGAAGATAACCTCCTTTCGTCAATAAGTAAACAATCAAAATCAGCAGCGCAAAGATGGTCACTTTGCCAAAATTCACACATATCTTCTCAAAGAAAGTCAGTTTCTTCTCGACTTCAACCTTCTTCTCGACCTCGATGTAGGTAGGTTTCTCCACTTCTCTGACCACCTCCTTTGTCTGCGTCACCACTTCCACGTGGGCATCCTTCAAGGTGTTAAGGGAGTGATTCAAAACCCCATTCTCAAAACTCGCATACGTCTCGCAATACTCATTCTTTAAGTAACTTGACGTATCTCTTACAGACACCGAATCGTGGTACTCCACAAGTTTCTCCACGATGGCGGTGTCCCTTAATGTTATCGTTTCCGTGGTCTTGACCTCCACGGGAATATACTCCGTCTTGCATCCAATCAGAGGGAGCAGTGCCAATAGGCTAATCCTCTTCCGCATACCGCTGGGCCTCCCACTCCCTTCTGCGCTCGAGTCCCGGCAAGACCCTGCCGCCAGCCTTGACCCACTTCTTGAACTCCGCTTGAATGACTTCCAACTTCGCACCCTCGCAGATGCGTTTGAGCAAGGTGGAGGACTTCAACGCCCCGAGTCCCAAATTATAGACAAAATCCGTCAAGGCATCGAACTGTCCCTGGGTAAACTCCAGTCCGTAACTTTTCGCTATCCCATTGACCCAGTTCTCGTACTTGACCAAATCCTCCCTTAACAAGGCTTCCGCTTGCGAGGCTGTAATCACATCACCCTTGTTCACACCGCTGGTATGGCCATAGCCGATGGTCCACACACCCGCAGGGCACTTGTATGCGTTCAGTCTCAAACCCTCGTACTCTTTCAACTTCGAGATAAGTTTGTCACTTGCTTTCATTCTGTGCCTCCTTTCCAATATATTCCGACAGATAAGGTATCTTCTTCACGAACTCCACCGATGCCACATAATACAAGAACATGATACATCTATGGCCGATGGTTCCATCGGGAAGGATGATACCGAGATTTCTCAAAATGTTCGTGGTGTAGAACCAAATGATGGCATAGGTCACAAGCGAGACGCACTGCAAGGCCCCCGAGGGATTGCCCTTGTGCTCGCCCACAAAGTAGATGAAGCAGACGAAACCGAAGAACACCGTACACTCCACGATGCACCGCCAGGCTTTCTTGAACTTAAAACCTCCGTTGTGACCGATGATGTCGGCCAGCAGACCGCAGAAGAAATTGCAGAAGAACACGGCAAGGATGGCCTGCATCTCACCGTCCAATGGGTGTAGATATGCCGCTATCGCTGACACAATACTCACCAATAATGTTTTGACACTGCTTAACATAATCGTAAATCCTTGAAAAACAATCTACGACAAAGATACGATTGACTTTTGAAATAGCAAATTTTTTGAGGGGTAAGTATGAAAAAAGAGCACCCAAAAAGGTGCCCTTTTCCGGAATCCGCACTGGGTGCTTTTCCCTTAACAAGTTTGTTCAAATCCACGCACCCCGGAAGGTGCGACAATGTGTTGCAAAACTGATAGCAAATCACAATTCGTTCAAACCCACGTGGGAAGGAACGCTCCGTGTCCGATCTTCACCGAACCCAAAGGCAGTGGGAACGGGCACTCGGCAACCAAGCCACGACTCCTACATCAAACCACAACAGACCAACGCCTTGTTTATGGATGATTTTTATACATACTCACATATCTACAATAGTAGAAATTTGTTCAAATGTATATTCGCATATCTACAATAGTAGAAATTGATGCAAAGGTATATCTTATTTTCTAACCACAAAACAAAAGTACAAACTTTAACATTCTTTTATAAAATTATATCCCCGATGTGCCCTCCGTCCGTCCAGGGAATGGTTTCCTCTTCCTCGGGCTGGTCGGGAGAACATGATACGCAAAGAGTCAGTAGGACGAGTATAAGAATTGCTTTCATCGTTTTTTTGGGCGCAAAGATAGCGAAAAAAGGAGAGCGAACACTTATCGCCCTCCTTTATTTTTTCACTTCAACACTTTATTTCAACGCCTCCTCATAATCCGAGAAGTCGAACTCCTGCTTGGCCTGCCAGCCCTCGGTGACTCGTGCTGTGATGTGCTGGTGGAAGGCGGTGACAAAGGCCGCCAGGTCCTCCAGCATGGTGAAGGAATAGATTTCCTCCTTGCCGTCTTTCTCGAACTTGCAGGGGTATGGCAATACCTCTGCGTTATCCTTGGCCAGCAGGTAGGCACGCTCGTAGTTGCGCTGGTTGTCCTCGGAGAGCCACACGTCCATGCCCTCCCACTGGAAGCCGCCGATGATGGCTTCCTGCGTCTGCTGGTTCAGGCACTCGTACACATCCGTCTTGAATTCCTCGAGGCTCGGCTTGTGGTTGTAGTCGAACTCGATGTACGTCACTCTCTCTCGCTCTTCCTCTCCCTCCTTGACCGCTTCGGTTGTGAAGAGGATGCGCAGTTTCCATTTCCCCAGTCGGGGATTCGTGCACTCCACCTTGGGCGTGAGTGCGCTTCCTTCTGATTTTCTCATTTGCGTGAATGAATTAGATGGTTCTTAATATCTTTATAAAAACTTGAAATACGACTTACTCCCGTCCAGCGACACCCGCTTGATGGTGGCCACGAAGGGGATGGTGTGCGCCCCGTCCATGAACTGGAGGGCCTGTGTCATTTCCTCGCTCTTGGTGAAGAACTTCCCCTCGTCCTTGGAATCCTCGAAATGGAAACGGACGAGCGTCATGTCCTCCGATTTTTTGTTTTTCACTCCAAGTTGGTAGTCCGTCACCACCACCCGGCGGTTCACGATGTCACTCAATCGGTACACCGGACAATCATATCGCTTCTTGCCGTCCTTGGCCTCGAATACGAAGCCGCAGGCAGAAAACTCAGGTATAGTCATATCTGTTATGTTGTAAAACAGATGCCGTGCCGTGGCGTGCTTGCACGCTCCGTAGAACGAGGCTATCAGCTCCCGCTTGCGCTCCATGGACCGCACCCTCGTCCAGCGGCGGGCGAAGCGCACCTTGATGTGCTTGCGCAGGAGAATCTTCCCCGAGGGAAAGGTGCGGTAGCCCAGAAAGTCGATGGCTTCCTGCCCCTGGTAGCGCCACACCCGCTCGCTGGGCTTGATGGCCAGCCCCGCCCGCTCCATGCGCTCGTGGCAGACACGCTTGGCACGCTCGGCTTCCTCTCGGGAGGTGGCCAGCACCACGCAATCGTCGCAATAGCGGTAGAAGCGGAAGCCGCAGCCGTCCTTCATGCAGTGGTCGAGGTGATGGGAGAGGTAGAGGTTGCCCAGTGTCTGACTCACTCTCAGCCCGATGGAGATGCCCTGCGGCAGCAGGTCGATGATGCGGAAGAGGATGGAGAGCAGGCGGTCGTCGCGGAAGGTCTTGCGAAGGACGTCCTTCAACCCCTCGTGGGGGATGGTGTCGTAGTAGTGACGGATGTCGTTCTTGTACACCCACACGTCTTGTCCTTCCAGGTCTTTGAGGTCGGCTTGCAGCTTGCTGTGGAGGAAGTGCGTGCCCCGCTCCTTGATGCTGGCAGCCGTGGTGTATATCCACTTCTTGTGAAGTCGCTTCTCCATCACGGCGGCGATGGCGTTCAGGGCGATGCGGTCGTACAGTCCCGCATACACCAGGTGGCGCTGCTTGCCCCTCTCCACGATGTCCCGCTCATACAGCTTCGTTATCCGGTACGTGCCCGCTCCGATGTCCTCCTTCAACGTCCGTATCACCTCGGCACGGCGCTCCACGATACTCCTGCCCTCGGGAGAGAACTTGCGTTTTCCTCGAAGAACGTAATCGAAACTCTCGTCAAGCGTCTCGTCCGTGATGATTTCTTCAATTAAATGACTCAATCGGTGCATAGGCACAACATCTGTTCTTGGTTAATAAATTATGTTAATTTGACCTTGTTTATAGGCTACGGTCAAAGCCTTCAATCTTCGCCCTTGCCACTTTCGGAAATCTACTCGCCGCCATGGGGCTTGTGCGCTGTGTTCCACTCCCCGAGGGGAGCGAGGCTCTGTCGGATGCGCCACGGTGCTCACACGTGGGCGGTGTGGCGCTGGAAAAATATCTTGCACATTTTGTTGTAGTCGAGGCGGGACCCGTTGTTCGCATTCGTGTTCGAGGAATCGTTGTTCGCATTCGCGTAGGCGACACCGCCATTCGTGTTCGAGTTGTTGTTCGAACGCCGGACGACACGGGAGCCGGAACCTTCTCCGACATCTACCTACCGTTATTTATACTGGCGGATGAACCAGTGTATGGAATCGCCCCAGCCTTGGACGGCTGGGGGAGAATACCTTGACTTATTGGACGGGCAGCGCCTTGAAGGCGCTGACGTCATTCGTGTAATCGGCGGCTTCGCCGCAGAAGGCGAGGCGGGACCCGCTGCCCGCATCCGTGCCCGAGGAAGCGTAGTTCGCATTCGCGTAGGCGACACCGCCACTCGTGTACGAGTTGCTGTACGAACGCCGGACGACACGGGAGCCGGAATTGCAACCATAATAGTCACAGAAACCAGTAGTTTCGCTGCCGCTGACGGCAGAGGGAGCCATATCCAAATGCTTGCCCACCTGGACCTTACTGATCCAACCGCCGCTCGACGGACAAGAGGGAAGCACACGGCTGGAACCATCCAGTTCATTCACGGTCCAAATATACGAATTTACATTGACATTCGCAATCCATTCGTACTTATTTCCCCACCAATTCTCCAATCCAAAGAATTTTACACTGTCGGAATCTCCGTTTCCGCCCGCTACGGTATCTTCCATGCCCAAAGCATCGGTGTGACCCGTGGTTTTTTGGTAATCATTCGTACCATATCCGCACACCAGCTGGCAGTTCATGCGCCCATACTGCGCATAGAAAAGAAATGCCATGATACAGTGCTGGTGCCAACGCACGATGGAGTACCCATTACCCCGATTACTTGCATAGGTATTGAATGTAGCTTGCGACACACTGCCCGTAGAGGCGACGCCACTGCGTGAGTAGACCTTCGTTCCATCCACATACGCTTCGTAGGTTCCGATGAAGTCATCGCCACCCCATTCCTGCCAATCATCGCCCTCCGGCTGACCGCCAAAGGCGAAGGTGATGGCCCACACATCGGTGGAGGTCTCCACGGCACGGGTGTAGAACTTCTCCCGGCAGTAGGCGGTGAACACATCGCCCATCGTGCCGTCCAGCGTGGCTGCGGAACCATCGGCGGCGAACTTTGTGGAGTCCGTGTCGTCCAGCTGGCAGATGGCTATCTTGCCGTCCTCGAGTTTCTTGGCCAGGTAGATATGGGCGTTGGCACGTATCTGCTGGATAGCCTCGCCATTTACATCCCCGGTAATCATGCCCTGCTCGTCCGTGATGGTCTGATTGAGCGTGATGGTGGAGTAGACAATGGGGCAGTAGACGTACTGCATCGTGATGGTGCGCTCCACCATTCCCGCCGTCTGTATCTGCGTGGCGGGCGTGGTGTAGTCCTTCTTCTTTGTACACAACACCGTGTACTGCGTGCCGAAGGGTATCTTGCGCACAATCGGCTCGGAGTAAAGGACGCTCTCGCCATTGACCTGCACCTCCTGGCCCTCCACGCTGGCGTTGTCGTCACAAGAGACGATGACCGTCACCACCTCGGTGGCATAGGTGACGGTGTACTCCGCCGTGCCTCCTTCGGTGTTATCCAGCGTCACGCTCTCGGGCGTCTGATAGCCCTCCACGTCCGGGTAGGCTATCGTCACCGTCTCATCGGCGGGCACGGGCAGGGTCTCCCCGCTGGCCACCTCGTGGCTTTCCTCTCCCCATGACACCGTGGCTTTCACGCCCTCGATGTCCGTGGTGTCCTGCTGGTTGCTCAGAATGGTAATCTTCACCTTTGATGGCACGTAGGTAAGCGTCACCTCCTTGCTGGCGGTGTCCGCTGTGTAGGTGACGCTCTCGGGCAGCGTGTGGCACGCCACCTTCGTGGGGGTAACGGTTACTTCCTTGCCGTAGGGCACCTTCACGCTCACACCGTCCACTACCTCACGGCTCACCTCGTCATAACTCAGCGTGGCGATGGGTGTCTCTCCGTCCACGCCCTGGATATGCACCGTGAGTACCTGCGTGTTGTAGGCGAAGGTGGCGGACTGGATGCCGTACATCTCGCTGGTGAAGGTCTGCGGCTGGGGCGTGACGTAGTTCTCCACATCGCCCACCGACACGGTGTATTCGATGAGAGGGTTTATCTTGACCGTAAGGTCCGTGCCCTTCCACTCGCCCTCGTAGACGAGCTGGTCCTTGGTGTTGTTCCATATCCTGATGGGTGTGCCCAGGAGGTCTGCATCGGGCTGCGCCTGGTTGGAGGTCAGACGGATGGTGATGCGCTCGTGGACGTCT